TCCACGCCCATGAGCAGAATCAATAATTGCGTTAGGCTCGGGATCGCGCACCATAGGGCGGCTACTGCTGCGGCCGCGACACGCAGCCAGTCCAATACCCGGTCAATATTCACAAACCACCCCCGGTTACTGTCGTCCATACCTGGACCAGTCCCGTCAAATCACATCGCCGCGTGTCATGCTCATCACCTGCGGCCCGGAGAGTACGCTGTACTGCTCAATCAGCCCTCGGATCGTCGCCGCCTGCTGCGAGCGCCGGAAGCTGGCCCCGTCCGCCGTGAAGTCGTACGCGAACTTCAGCCGCCCCAGCCACGCCGTCAGCGCATCCACCGCCGCCCCGTACACGTCGTACTGGTAGCCCACGATGTATACCGGCTCACTCTGGCTGGCCGCAAACGCCCAGCGCCCCGTCTGCAGGTTCACCGTGCCCGCCGTCAGCTCGTCATAGCTGCCGTCGTACAGGCTCGGCGTCCCTTCCCACCAACCAGAGGCGGCGCGGTAGCCCAAATACTCTACCGCGCCGCCCGATTGCACCGTTGGGATCGCCGTCAACCGCGCGTACCGCACCTCAGTCTGATGTCCGTCTAGGAACGCCTGCAGCTCATCATCGCTGAAGACCTGCGCCGTGCCCGCCGTGTCATGAATCAGCAGCCGCACATGCGTAATCAGGTCCGCCATCCCGGTACGCGCTGTCATCGCCTAACCTCCCCTAGAACGTCGGGAATGCGTACACGCGCACCGTGCCCGCAATCGTGCCGGCCGCCGGCGTCAACGTCAGCCCGAACGTGCCCGCCGTGCCCAGGAAGCGCGCCGTCTCCAGCGGCCCCGTGAGCCACGCCGACCCAGCCCCGATAGACTGCGACTCGGCCCCCAGCCCCTCGCGGAACGCAGGCGGGTTGTCGCCGGCCAGCAACGAAGCCGTCAGCGCCGCCGTCCCACCGTTGCTCACCTCGATAAAGACATGGCCGTCCTTATAGCTGTCCACCGTGCCGTACACCGTCACGGCCACCGTGCCCGTGTCAAACGCTGCCCCAGTCGGGCGCGCCGTCCAGTCGTTGGCCGTCAGCTCCGTTACCGTCAACACTGTTGCGTTAGTCATCGCTCATCCCTCCCTTACGGCCGGTCGATGTGCAGCACAGCCATCGCCGTCGGGCGAATGACCTTTGCGCCATAGACATGCAGGCCCTTCACTGCGTCCGCAAATCGCTTCTCCATGCGGTACGCCTCGACCTTGACGATCTGCTCCGCCAACGTCCATGCCATCGGATGCCCGGCCATGATCTTGTAGTTGTCGTCCGCCGTGTTGACCACGTTGTTCGACACCAACACATCGAAGCCGGCGATGCGCCCGATGTTGCCGTTGGTCAGCCGCCCCTCTGCCTGCGGCGAGCCCGGATTCAGGATGCGCGTATCGCCCTTCAGCAACTGCTCCTTGAACCACGGCGGGATAATCACCCAACGCCCGTCCGACGGCACGTTGTTCTGGTCCAGCA